AGATTTTCAATTTATTTCTGGGCAACTCAAAAGGGAAGGTCGAGATTCATGACGTGCTCTCCGATCCTTCCAAATTGCAGGAGCTTGAGTGGCACAGGTATTATCGTGATATCCTTTTGTCAAACTATGGCGTTACCCCTGTATTTGCAGGGACGGTTGAATCTGGGAAAGCTGGCAATAACCCGATGCTGCAGATAGATGTCATGGCCGACACGACAAAGGCATGGATGAAACCTGTCGAAGAACCTTTCAACGTCACACTTCTCGCACCTCTTGGAATCACCGATTGGTATTTCTCATTCTGCGAGATAGAGTCAGAGGATGACGAGCACAAGGCGTTGTTGGAGAAGATGAAGGCGGAAACTTACGCCATCTACGCAAACGCCGGTTACGACGTTGAGATTTCGGCAGACGGGAAGTTCAAGCCCACAAAAGCGGAGCGTATTGTCTACGAGGAAGAAGTCCCTGATGATTTTCTCAACTTCTTTCAGTTCGGTAAAAAAAAAGGGTTAGAGAAGTCGTGGCACGATTACATCCCTGACAAGCTGCTTGACGACATCATGGCCGCCTTAGAGTCCATTTCAAACAAATACGGGAAGAATATACAAGACATCATCACTTCACAATCACAGTCACTTGACAGATCCAAACTTACACGAGAGATTGAAGCTGAAATAATGGACTCGGCGAAAGCCTTCGATGCGACGTTGAAGCATTACCTTTTCCCGATTTTCCAAAACGGCTACATGAAGATATTCAGGGAATACTCAAAGCAGTTATCAAAGGCTGACCTTGATCCATACGCACTGGCCTACTTACAGGAATACTTTGACCAATATGAAACACCTTTCATGAAGACATGGACAACAAGAGAGAAGGAGAAGATTTTCGAAATTATCGAGGAAGAGGCTCTCGAAGGCTACAACTGGACAAAGGTCAAGAAAAGATTATCTGAATATTTTGAAGTAAGAAATTCTTACTACTGGCGGATGGTTGCCCGAACAGAAGGGACAAGGGCTTTTATCAATTCCGGAAATGCCGCCGCAACAGAGCTCGGTGCTTCAGAGAAGAGGGTGATTTTCAGGGACGACGACGTTGGTTGCGAGGATTGTGCCGACGCCGCCGGAAGGGGATGGCATGGCCTAAATGAATCAATCCCTGAAGGCGACATACCGTTTCACCCGCACTGCCGTTGCTACTACGAATACAGGACGCAAGAGATGAAAGAGGAGGGCTACGGGGGAGCATGATATACGTCAAGATTGAGGTTCACGAGGATAAGATTAGGGAAATACTCGCAAAGTTCCCTTCCGAATCCGCAAAAGTTATTCAATCTGAGATTCACTCTTGGGCACTTCGAACTTCAAACCTTGCGAAAAGGAGAGCACCTTACAGGACTGGAAATTTGGCCCAGTCTATAATCGGCTACCGATACGGTTCTGGAGCCGGAGTTTTCGCAACTGTTGATTATGCAAAATATGTCGAGCCACCACCTCTTGGTGTGACAATGACAAGGCCAATGACAAGGACACAGTATCTCTACAACTCGGCAATGGAAGAAGTCGACAAGATGGTCGACAGGATATCAAAGAAATTATTGAAACTAATAGGTGAGTAAATGGACTTCACTTTCACAGGGGAATTTTACAAGCTTGACGAAAACGACAGGCTTTTTATCTATGGTCCGGCATCAGCCGAGATTCTTGACACGCAAGGCGACATAATAGAGATTGATGCCATAAAAAAGGCGTTACCCCAGCTACTGAAAAGGGCTCGGGTTACAGTTGACCACAAGGATCAGATTGTGGGCGAGATAATCGAGTCCTACACCAAGGCCGATTTGACCTTCAAGACGGAGGTTCGGTTGCCCACAGATGACGAGCTCTCAAAGTTTAGCAAACTTGAGAAGGCAAAAGAAGCGTTGTTTGTCCTTGCGGAAATATGGAACGACACCAAATATTGTTCAGAGATTAGAAAGGCAATTGAAAAGGGCCAATACCGCTCATACTCAATTTCAGGCAACGTGGTCAACTCTCGACCATGCAAGTCTGATGAGAACTGTGCAAGGATTGTTTCAGACCTAAATTTATCGGCAGTAACAATCTGCCAGAATGGAGCAAATCCGGCTGCACAGTTTGACATCCTCAAAGAGGAGAATAACATGACAGAGGAAGCAAAGAAAACCGAAGAAACAAAGGTCGAGGTCGAATTTGTAACAAAGTCCGACTTTGAAACCTACAAGGCAGAAATGCAATCAAAGCTTGAGCCTCTTTCAAAGATTGATGAGATTTACGACCTACTCAAAGCAAAGAAAGAGGAAAAACCAAAAGAGGAGCCACAAGTCGCAAAGGAAGAACCAAAACCTGAACCAAGCGAAGGGCTCAAAATAAAGGTCGAAAAACTGGAAGAGGAACTCAAAAAGTTCAGGGATGAGTTCAAGCCAGTCCAGACATCAGCAGATGTTGAAGCAAAAGAACCAACGGTTGACGAGATTGTTAAATCTCTATCAAGGATTAAATTCGAATAAAGGTGAAAAAAATGGTAACACCACTATTTAAAAGTTACGAAGCAATGCTTGACTATTATTACTGGAAACCTCTAAAAGATTCCGGTTTTGATGTCAAAGTTTTACAAAAAGCATCAAAGATAAGCGAACTTGATGAGGTCATTGATGGCTTTGAAATCAGAAAAGAAAACGCACCAGTCATAACATCCACAACAGGAATAAGGAATATCCTATACGGTGCAACGTTAAACTCACAAGTCGTTACAGAGGCAAACGCCTTTTCCATACTTCCAAAGAAGCCTTGGAAATCGGGTTACAGGGCAATCACTGCCGCAGGACTAACCACAGGTGGTGATGTAACAGAAACAGGTGCAGTTCCAGACACACTAAAACCAACATTTGCCGCCGTCGATGTCACACCCCACAGAATCCAGAGATCCACAAACATTTCTGAAACTGAAATGCTCCTTGAGGGAAAGGACGACACAGTAAAATGGTCAGACATCATAAACTACACCGCATCAGAATTCAAGAACACCTTGAACAGGAACATACTTGCAAACGCTGACGGTGCGGCAACTGACGGGACAATTATCACCCCCCTTGACAGGATCATCGGTTCTTATGATGAAGTGGCAGACACAGAACTGACCACAAACGAAGGCGATGTCTACGGTATTGACAGGGATGCGGCCGCTACCTGGACCGATGCACAGGTAAGCCACGCAGGCTCCTCTGGAACTGAGACCGACAGGACCCTAACGCTTGGATTAATCGACGACGTTATTGCTGCATGCGAGCCTTATTGGGATTCTGACAAGAACAAGGTCATACTCACAGGTTACGACACTGCCGCAAGGATTGCACAGCTTGAGAGGCCAAAAGAGGTTTACCCAACTGATGCCTATGTCGAGTTCACCGTTGAGGGAATAAAAGTGAAAGGAAAGGAAGCTGGCATCCCCGTAGCAACATATAACGGAATACCAATCATAAGATCCAACAACGTAGTCAAGGACACAATATCCAGAATCTACATCCTTGATCTTGACCACATCTCTCTCGACACACTAAAACCAATCTCATACATTGAAACAACCGATCCATTTGTCCAGAACACCTTTGGAAAGGAAGGGGTATTCTCTTGGATTGGTGAAATCTGGTGCGACAGATTTGCCGCACAGGGTAAGATTAGGGGATTGAAATAATCCTCTTTTTTATTTTTTAGAGGGAATAAAAATGGTAAAAGTTCGATACAACGGCCCTGAAACATTTTATAGTTACGAAGGAGTTTCTGGCCTTCGATACAGATTCAACGCACCCAACAGGGAAGCTGAAGTAAAAAATGAAGCCGATATTAAAATGTTCAAAGAAAAGGAAGGGGGATTCACCGTAATCGATGGTGTTAATCTTGGAAATTTACCAAAGGCCAAGCGTGGCAACCCACAGAAAGAGGAAAAGAAAGAGGATTGAGATAGATGGCATTTTCAAGCACAATTACAAGTTACAGTAAAGCTGGCGACAAAATAGTCACAAGGGGAACATACACAAACGGCAACGGAGAAACGGGAGGGGATATTGACACAGGACTCGCAATTTGCGAGTTTATACAACTTCAACCATCTGGAAGTTCTGTAATTGCAACAGCACCAGTTGTTAACGAAACCTTGCCCGTTGCAGGTAGTGCCGTGACTGTTGTTACCGCAGATAATGAAGATGGATACTGGAGAGCAGAGGGTTATTAATCCCTTTTATTTTTAGGGGGGATAAAATGAAAAAAATTACAATCACAATAATATTGGCCATGTTGATGGCCCTGATGGTGAGTCCGGCATTGGCGGCTGTCAACGTGGCAACGGTGCAATACGACGGGGCTTGCACAACCTCCACCGTTGCAGTATCAAGCGGGACTGTATCCGTTGTTTTGACGGCGGTCAAAGACTTCAACATCACTTACAGCGGCGAAGATGCAAGTGCGGTCACTATCACAATAGACGCAAACAGCTTCGACATCATAAGGACGGCTGTCCCTGTAATTGAAATATTATACACAGGGGGAGCAACAGCCTGCACAGCAACAATAGCGGCAGACACCTTGACATTGACAAGGGACGCAAACGCAACAAACACAACTTACGACCTGACAAATGCAAATTACAACACAATCGCCGAAGTGGTCGCTGCAATAGCGGCAAGGGACGATTTCAACTGCACAGTCTACGGGACAACTTACAACGCCTTCACATCAGCCGATTTGGTTGACATGGAAGCCACAAGTTGCAAGACGGCCCTTGACCTGACATTTTCAGGAACACAAACTTGGGATATCACTAACGCCGCATATAACACAAGGGGCGAAATGATAACAGCATTGAGTGCCGTAACAGATATCACAATAGTCGAGTGGGACGGTGACGACGATTCAGTCGCAACAGCTTTCGTTGACGTATCAACAGAGGACATCACAGAACTTTTCACAGTGACAACTACCGAAACCCTGACCTATACAGTTGCAACTTACAAGACCTTTGGGGAACTTGAAGACGCTATGGAATCAAGGGATGACATATCAGTCACACCATACAGCGACGTTTATGTTCGGGCAAAATTTGAAACTCTCGCAACAGCACCTCTTGACGATCTTGGGGCGGCAGATATCAAAGGCACAACAGCAACACTTGCGGCAGGCGGAACAA